GGACACCTTAACCGCTACCTTAAAGAGTATTCATTTAAAAATTCATCTACTGAGAAGACCATTGAAGCCTTTTGTGATGATCATAAGGAGTATAAGCACCTGCCTATAAAGATTAGGGGTGATGCTGCAGGTAACTCTCGTAATTCAGCTACAGGTTTTTCTGACTATAAATATGTAAAAGATATCTTATCTCTTAATGGCTTTACTCATGAAATGGACGTGCCTAACGCTAACCCTCCAGTGGTCGACAGGGTGAAGTTTGTTAACTCCTGGCTTAAACCCTACCAAGGAGAGCACAAGGTAGAGATTGATCCAAGCTGTGCTGATTTAATTAAAGATCTAGCATCTCAAGGACTGAAGGGTAGGCACCCGGATGACAAGAACAACATGGGACACAAAGCAGATGCCATGGGTTATGATATATACTGGGAAGAAATAAACGCTAAAACTAGAACCAAGTCATCCATCATACTTTAATCATACTTTGAAAGGTAGATTATGTTAGCTAACGATATACCTGAACTTGTTAATTACATTAAAAACTATGCCAATAGATTAGATAATTCTAAAGAGTTAATAGATATCTATGAAAATGACTTATTAAAGTATGTAGAGAGAATGCTCAAACATGAGATGGGTGAGCAGACCTTTGCACAAATAGTCACAAGAATACCTCCGATCAACATGGTTAAGAAAGTAGTTGATAAGCTATCTACGATCTATCAATCAGGTGTTTTGCGTAAAGTCGTGGACGGCACTGACTCAGATCAAGAACTACTTGATTACTACATTGATCAGTTTGATATGAATTCCAAGATGAACCAAGGCAATGAGTTCTTTAATCTCGATAGATACAATCTAATGATGCCTTTTTTGGATGATGAGAACCAAAAGCCTGCACTTAGAGCAGTACCTAATGACAAGTTCTTAGTGTACTCAGACAACCAAATAAATCCAATGACTGCCACTCACGTACTAATGATGCTTAAAAAGAGTAAAAGCATTAACTCCAAAAAAGCAGATGTGCAGTGCTGGATGGTGTGGACAAAAGAAGAGATAACGATATTCGATGAAGAGGGCAATCAAAGGTCTGATTTATACTTTGAGGGTATGGATGGTACTAACCCTTATGGCGTACTGCCATTTCAATACTATAACTCTTCTCAAAACTTCCTAGTCCCTCCTGCAGATAGTGACACAAAAAGAATGGCTATACTAATGCCAGCACAGTTTGCTGATCTAAACTACGCTGCTAAGTTTCAATCCTTTAGCTCTATCTTTGCCTTTAATATCGATCAGGAGACTTGGACACTAGCTCCTAACGCTATCCATTTTATAGATGATAAGCCAGGTAGGGGGGCTGCTAAGGTAGAAGTAGTTAAGCCAACAGTAGATATCACAGAAGTAACACAGCTAATTGTTACACAGCTATCAATGTACCTGAATTCAAGAGGAATCAAGCCAGGATCTATTGGAGATATTACGACTCAAAACTTAGCCAGTGGAATATCTAAGATCATTGATGAAGCCGATACCTCCGAGCTAAAGACTATGCAATCTGCAGTCTATGCTAGAGGTGAGGTTAGCTTTTGGAACAAAGTCTTAAGGCATATGCACCCTAGTTGGATTAACCAGATCAATGCTCCTAAGAACCTTTTGTCTCCTAATGCTCGTATTGAGGTTACATTTCCTCCACAAAAGCCAATGGTAGATAGGGGTACACTAGTAACCACTGCAGTTAACGAGATGAATAACGGACTTAAATCCAGAAAGACGGTCATGGAGGAACTGAATCCTGACTGGTCACTAGATAGGATTGATGAAGAGATCAAGTTAATGGATTCTTTTGGAGTAGAAGAACTTGGCTAAACAGCAAAAAATAGTAATCAAGGTACCTAAAGATCTAGGTCCTTCTGAACGTATTGAACTGTCTGAAGACATCATTGACTTCATTAGGCTTAGGACACAAAACGGCACTGGCTATCGTCCTGCTACCGGTAGGAACTATGGACTCTCAACTAAGCCTTATACTAAGCAGTATGCAAAAAAGAAGGGGAGCACTGATGTAGATCTAACCCTGAGCACCGAGATGCTAGAGAGCATACAGCTATTAAGTCAAAAGTCCGGATCTATCACTGTCGGCTATGAGAAGGGATCTCGCATCAACGGTAAGGTTGAGGGTAACCAGATCGGCTCCTATGGCAGGTCAGCAAACCCCAAAAAAGCCAGACCATTCTTAGGCATATCAAACAAAGACCTTGAAACCCTAATGGATGCACTAGATGACAGCAATTAATGACATAACAAAAGTAGTTAATAAGCTGCAGCAAAACTTCTCAAGGCCTCTGACTCTTAGTGAACTACGCAAGGTAGGAAGCACTGCTCTTGGCCTACTATTAGCAAGAACCAAGTCAGGCTTTGGAGTGCCCAATTCAGGAGGCAGTAAAAGAAAGCTTAAGCCACTGTCAGGCGGCTACATTAAATTTAGGCGAAGATTTGCCAGACTTTCCTCTGATACCAGTCCTTCTAAGTCAAACCTAACTCTGACTGGTCAGATGCTAGCAGCTACTAAAGTAACCAGCGTAAAGGCAGGCACAGGAGGTAAGGCACAGATACTAATTAATCCTACAGGCATTAAGAATCAGAAGAAAGCAGACTGGCAAAGACAGCATGGAAGGGTGTACTTAAATCTTTCAAAGACAGAGATAGCAAGCGTTACGCAGCAGATAAGCGATTACATTAAGTCTAGTGTAAAGCGCAGTTGACATATAACCACTAATTAAAGGTATAATTATGACAGAACAGCAAAACTCCAGTGGAGACTTAGAACTAAATCCTGCGGATGATTCTAAGGAACAAAAAGTATCCTATGAAACTCACAGAAAACTTCTCGGCGAGAAGAAACGAGTTCAAGAGGAAAGAGATAGTTTAAAGTCTGAAAAAGAGGCATTTGAATTAGAGAAACTAGAACAAGATGGCAAGCTAAATGAGCAGCTAGAGTTCTATAAATCTAAGAACAAAGAGGCACTGACTCAGGTAGAAGAACTAAATCTTAAACTTAGTGGCGAACAAGATAAATGGAATACTGCAAGAAAGCTTAATGCTTTTAAAGATGCACTTCCTGGACAACTTGTTAGTTCAAAGTTCCTAGTGCATGTCCCAGTAGATGATATTCTACTAGATCCTGAGACTGGTGAACCCGATGCTAACTCTGTCAAAAAAGCCGTTGACTACTTTCAGCAAGAATTTTCTGAAGTAATCAGGCCTAAGACTGTCTCAACTTCTCCCAATAAGTACCCTCAAGGATCAAGTTCTGGAAAACTTACTTTAGATGAATGGAAAAAACTTCCATACGAAGAGCGCTTAAAGCGTAAGTCAGAAATAACAAGAACCTAGGAGAAGAACATGGCATTAACAGAATTAGAAAATGTAGTCAGTGCAATTAGTGAAACATGGCCATCGCTATTTGTTGAAGAACTAAAATCACAGCATCCACTAGTATCTTTAATTGATCGCTCTTATGATGCTGAGTTCGGTCAAGGCAATGATAGAGCGCACATCAATAGCTATGATGTAAAGACAGGACAGCTATTAACTATTAGCCGCACTGCTGCAAGTGATGATGCTTGTTCATTTGTTCCTGTAGCTCAAACACTTAGCACAGTTGATCTAATCATCGACAAGCGTGCTGTTTCTAGTCGTGAGTTTTGTGACACTGTAGAGCTTTTGTCTAAGGTTAATCCTAATGACGACATGCTTCGCCAAACAATGGCATACGAAGTAGCTGAACAAATTAACAACCATTTGTACACTATCGTGCCTGCTGCTGAAGACGTAGTTGCTGCCACAATGACTGCTGCGACACTAACTGAACTTGGACGCATAGCGGATGTAGCTAACCTTCCAATGATGAATCGCTGGCTTTTGGTAAGTCCTGGTTACTATCAAGACCTTTTAAATGCACAGACTTTAGTGTCTGTTGATTCAGTTGGCTCTGCTGACCGGCCGCAAATCGGTGGACGCTTTGTTCAGCAGCGTTTCGGTTGGAACATTGTTATGGATAACTCTGCAGGTATGAATGCAGCTTCAAGAGTATCAGGCGAGAAAATAGCAATAGCTTTTGTTCCTGACTTTGCTTACTGGGCATCTCCAAGAAGCCAATTTAAAATCTCTGATACTCATAGCGCACTTAAGTTTGGAACTGTGATGTCTGCTGATACCGTATTCGGAGCAGCTTTAGGCATAGCAGGAGCAACTAAAGTAATTAAGGTAGCACAAACAGTTACACCTTAAGGTTTGAATGTTTAATCAGAACAAAAATATAGGGGTGATCAGGGCTAATAGTCCTGAAACCCTCGCTATGATCATCGGTAGAATCGGTGGACCGTTTGAGCTACTAGGCTTTGGCAATGACCAGGCCGGTGCTTTTACGTACTACCGCACTACTGATGGCATGAAACAAAGAGTGCTTAAAGAGATTGCTGTATTGAGTTCTTTCGGTGGTGAGAACAATGAGCAGGGTGACGACCTTAAAACCCTTTGATCCCTGCTTTTACTTGAGGAATGTATGATTAGTGATAACTTAAGCGTAAGAGAATTCGATAAGTTTGTTGAGTGTGAAGGTAAACCAGCTATAAGAACTATCGACTGCTCCGGCATGCTACCTTCTGGCTTTAATTACATTCAAAAGAATCCCACAACTACTACTGATGTATTTACTTATAAAAGTGGAGGCAGTTCCGGGGACATTGTAGGCATTATAACTGTAACTTATACAAGTGTAACAAAGTCTGAAATACTATCAGTGGAGCGAACGTGACTATATCTTACTCATTCAATCCCTTTACTGGCAATTTAGATGTTGAAAAGGGGGCTGCAGTACCGAGCATAGTTGATGCTGCTAAAATACTAGTAGATAGCGGCTTTGCAGGGGAAAACATATCAGCATTGCAATTGGTTTACTTGTCTGACCCTAATACGTTTATGATAGCTGATAATGATACTTATTCTACTGCAGTTTGTGCAGGGATTGCTTTGAATGCAGCGAATACAGGTAGCGCAATTGATGTTCAGTTATTCGGTAGGCATGAGGATCCTTTTTGGGGATTCACACTTAATGAACCTTTGTTCTTGAGTGACATAACACCGGGATCTGTTATTCAGACTGAACCAACAAATAATAATCTAGTAAGAATCGGTAGTTCTTTGGGTAGTGGTGCTATATTTATTGACATCGAAGATCCAGTCATACTCTAAAGGGAGAAATATAATGGCTAATAGGTATAAAACGTTAATAGCAGGCAAAGATAACATGGTAGAGGCAACCGTTGTTTCAACAGGAGCTGGTGAAGCGGGTGATATTATCGCTCTCGATGGCTCTGGTAAGATCGACGTATCAATATTGCCAACAGGCGTGGGACCAGATACTAAATCGATGGTTACTTCTGAAAGTATCGGGGCTGGTGATTACGTAAACATATTTGACGTTGCGAGTGTACCAACAGCACGTTTAGCTGATAACTCAAACGGACGTGAAGCACATGGGTTTGTATTAACAGCGACTACTTCACCAGCATCAACGACTATTTATTTTGAGGGAGCAAACACAGCCCTCACTCGCTTAACTGCTGGCACAAGAATGTATTTGGACACTGCTGGCGGAGCAACCGCAACGCCATTAGATCCGGCTACAAACGTTGGTAGCTTGCATCAATTGCTAGGCACTGCCTGCGATGCAACTTCTATCCAAACCGATATTGATGACTGTGTATTGCTTTAATGGCTAAAGTTCTTACATTAGAAGACGGCAAAAAGAAAATGATAACCCCAGTTCACTCTGGGTTAATCCTTGATGATGGCACTAACCCTCATGCAACCACTAAATCTGATGTAGGACTCAGTAACGTACCTAATATTGATGCAACCTTAAGAGCTAACCATACTGGAACTCAGTCTGTTGCTACTATTACAGGCCTATCAGCAGTAGCAACAAGTGGTGATCATGTAGACCTATCAAACATAGGAACCAACACCCATGCTCAAGTTGACAGTCATATAGCAAGCACATCAAACCCTCATGCCGTAACTATTACTCAATCAATTACAGCAGATCCGGGGACTGATATTACGGTATCTGAACTAGAGGAGCTATCTAATAACTCGGTTACTAGCTTACATAGACACCCTGCTTTTGTTGCCACTAAAGTATCTGATGATATTGGTAGCATTGGTATTAACGATACAGAAACATTAACGACATACCTATCACTTACATTCACCGCGCCTGTTGCGGGAACTTACGCTGTTTCATTCTCATATGAATGGTCCCTTAATACTGCTTCTGATGATTTTGTAGGCGAATGTAGAGTGAATGGTTCTTCTGTGAGGGATCATATTCAAGAGCCTAAAGATTCTGGAGGCAATGGGGTAGTATTAAGTCAAGTAGGCGGAGGTACAGAAGATTCAGGTACAGATCAAAGGTATGACTTCAGCCCTAGGATACCAGTAGTTCTGGCTGCAGGTTCTAACACTGTAGATATTCGGTGGGCTTGCAATGATTCTGGCGATATAGCAACAATATATAGAGGCTCAATCATAGTGGAGAGACTTATATAATGGAAATTAATCAATTTAAAATATTTGATATAGTCTCTAGCCACAAAGATGATGCTAGCTATTGGCATATAGACTTTAAAAGAGATCTAAAGCCAGATAAGGCACTATCAAAAACAGTAACCTTCGCAATTAATGGCAGGCCGCAAGCTTCTACTTACACCTATAATGGCGTAGAAATGGCTAGGATTAGATGGACATTCACTAACTTCCCTAATTCATTCTTGATGATGACAAGAAGAGAAGAGATCTCCTATGTACTTCTCGACGGGACAGATGGGCCTTGGTTTCTTAAGGATGATCAAACATATAATCTTGATGACACATCGCATAGGGACAAAGTTCTTAATGAGCGCGTTCTTGGTAGAAAGTTTGTACTTAACGATATTAAGGGCATTGTTATGGCTGCTTTAAAAGATATCTATGTGGACAAGTCAGAAGACGAGATAACAGAGATGGGCGGTTTATTTTGGGAGATTCATTCATCTACTCTTAGTTCTTTTGTTGATACAGGTTCTAAATTAATAGTAACAGCGATCGGATTAGATGAAACAACAATATGGCTATCAGACTTAATAGCACCGGGCATTACAATTGGCCAGTATATGCAATCAAAACTAAGCTTTTAAGGGGACAAAATGATAAGCAGTGAAACACAAAGAATACTCTATAAGATTAATACTGCTTCTGCTTTGGTAGATGCTAGTGATGACCTAAATAACTTTAGAGATGGCAGTGTCACATTGGCTATGGAATCTACTGGCTTTATTTATATCGGACAATACTTACCATTCGTATCAAGGTTCTTTGATCTTGAAACATTCAACGCAAGCACTGCCTCACTTGAAATAGATTACTGGTCAGGTACAGAGTGGAAAAATACAGTTGATAGAAGAGACAGAACAGTAGTCACTGGCAATACTTTAGGACGATCGGGTTACCTTCATTGGAGACTTAACCGTTATGACACTAACTGGACTAACCAATGTGATTCAAAGAATGTTTCGGGACTAGAAAGTGGACCTCAGATATTTGATTATTACTGGTTAAGGCTAAGTCCTACTGCAGATATTGATTCACTTACCATTAACCATATCGGCAATCTGTTCTCGACCGATGGTGAGATGTATTCTTTTTACCCTGCACTAGATAATCAAGTGACTAGGGATCAATGGAAGCGCTCGGCACCAGGAACTAAAACCAGTTGGCTTGAGCAAGGCCTTATGTCTGCTGAGTTTATAATTAGAGATCTAAAGACTAGAAATATTATCTTAGAGGACGGTCAGATATTTGATGTTAGTAAGTTCAACTTATGCTCAATTCATAAGCAGGCTAACATCATCTATACAGGATTAGGTAGAGGGTTTAAAGACCAGCAGGATGCAACACACACAGCCTATGATGATGCTATGAAGCTAGAACGCCTGAACATTGATAAGGCTGCTGATGGGGTTCTTCGAGGACGTGAGAGACTAATTAGAACGGGGTTTGCAAACAGATGATAAGCAACTGGTCAAATGTACTAACTGAGTTAAGAGCTAAGACTGAATCTAGTATCGGTGCTGGTTCAATTGACCCTTACTACTGCGAGATTCCGGAGGGTGCAAACCTAAATGATTCTGCAGACCTTTACATGACTCAAGGGTTTGTGTGGGAACTTAACGAAGCCGATCTTGCTGGGGATAACTTTAATAACCTAAGAGTGCAGCAAAGAAGTTTATCACTTATAATAACCAGAGAGATTAACATTAATTCAACTAATACTTCTGGCTTTGCGACTCTTAAGACCGAGATGCTGGCTCATGCTGAATTAGTGAGGTTACAAATAGCAGGCGATAGGCAGTTAAATCAAAAGGCAATTGATGCCTATTGGATATCAGATTCAGGTATAAATGAGATAACAGATCCTAATCCAGAAAACCCAGGTGCCAGATATTACGTATTAGCCTCTGAGTATTTGGTTAAGATAGAAGTAAGCGATTGTTAATTTAAATAGGAGGCCGACATGGCAATTTCGACACGCTCTGACGCAGCAGCGATTAAAAAAGAAGTGACAGAAGGTACTCCTGTAGTACCAGCAGCAGGTACTGATTTTATAGCCGTACAAGAAGGCTTTAGTATCTCTACTACCTTTGAAACCCTAACCAATGCAGAGAAGACTGGTACTATCGGTTCATCTGCTCCTGAACAAGGCAAAGAGAATACCGCTATTACTCTTGAGCATTATGCAAGGGGTTCAGGCGTAGAAGGTCAAGCGCCTAACTACGGTGTTCTTCTTGAATCTGCTTTTGGATCAACAACTGTAGTAGCTACTGAAAGAAATACAATAGCTGCATCTACAACCTCAGTACTTAAAGTTGATACTGGTGAAGGCGTAGAGTTCCCTCGCGGTAGACCAGTACTAGTAAAAGATCCTTTGGCTACTCATTCGGTACGCTGGGTTTCAGATGTTGCTACTGACGACCTAACAATGAACTTTAATTTAGATGCTGCGCCTGCAACAGGAGTAGAACTGGGCTTGCCTGTATACTATCTACCAACAAATGATGGTCACCCGACTACTACTGTTTGGGGTTATAAAGGCAATGTTGCAAACGGTGTAGTTCAAATGGCTTCTGGCTGTAGAGTTGGAGGACTAACTATCTCGGCAGCAGCAGCAGAATATATCAATGCCTCATACGAGATGGTTGGCCTTAATGGTTTTTACAATCCTATGCTAGTAACTGCAGCAAGGTTTTTAGACTTTACTTCTGATAACGGTACCTTTGCAGCAGCGATTAATTCTAAGTGGTATAAAGACCCGATGGATGTTGCAGAGGCAATGACCTTAGCTATGAATGCTGCAGATCCTTTAGAGACATACCTAGTTGAGTATAATAACAACACAGGCAAGTTTGTAATTAGTTCATCTACATCTACAGTTCTTGATCTACTTTGGGCATCGGGTGCTAATGCTGCGAATACTATCGGATCGCTACTAGGCTTTGATGTAGGCGCAGATGATGTTGGAGCTATTACTTATACAGCAGATAATGCTAAAGACTGGTCGGCTCCTTACACTCCTGTATTTGATGATGCAAGCCCTGCAGTAGCGCGTTCAAATAAAGTTACCTTTGGAGATCCAGAGGACAATGTTTGTTTTGATGTGACTAGTATATCAGCATCTCTTACCAATTCAATTATCGACATTGATAGCTTTTGTGCCGAGACAGGTAGATCAGCTACAGCAATTAGCTCAAGAGAAGACGCTATTACTCTTACTGCTTTTGTTGAGAACTACGATGTTAAGAAGTGGCACAAGTATCACAAGAATTCCGATGTAGGTTTTATGTGGACTTGGGGTGACAAGGATTCTGCTGGTAACTGGATTCCCGGCAAGACAATGAGCCTTTGGATACCGCAAGCAAAGATATCTGAGTTTGTTCTTGATGAACAAGATTCAATTCTAATAGTTAATATGACGCTAACTCCTTATGTAAAAAATGGACAAGGCGAAATATATCTAGGTCAACTGTAATCACCACACCGAAGGGGCAAGTTATGGAAGTTATTCAAGTAGGACCAGGCAAAGAGTTCGACACTATCTTTGTAGGTACAATTAGTAAGAAGAAAATGAAGCGTAAAGAGGGTTTTAGGATAGCTGCAGGTATTCAAAAGTCTTTAGAAGTAGATGCCTTTGAGGGAATCATAGCGATGTTTGAAACACTGGATAAGGTATATCCAAAGATCAATATTGCGTACGAAGGTGTTATGTACACTAGTATTGAGGATCTATATGAGACGACTGAAGGCGAAGAACTTGTAAATAAGTGTCTAATACCGAGGGTAAGTGGCGCTGTATCCTTGTCAAAAAACTAAAGGCGGCTATAAGAGTTAGCTGCTCTTCAATAGTTATGAGTAACATCGTACCTGATAACGGAGCAGTTAGCTTTATAGCCCTTTACTTTAGAAGGAAGAGACTTGTTAGCCTTGGGATTAAAGAGAAAGTTTCTAAGTTTGAAACAGAGGTTCTTTTATACATCGACTCTCAGATTGATAGCTTTAGAGCCAAACTAAAAAAGTGAGATTAAATGGCTAAAGACGATGTAACAATTGGTATTGGGGTAGATTCGGCGAAGGCTGTCAAGTCTCTTAAAGGCTTTGGCAAGTCATCTAAATCGGTTCTTAAATCAATTACTGATTCAGTCTTTAGCCTGAAGGGTGCTTTTGCTGGTGTGGCTGCAGGGCTTGCAGCAGGTGCTCTAATCAAGGGTATCAAAACTGTAACTGCGGCCGCATCAAGGCAACAAGATGCTATAAACAGTTTAAACACTGCTCTTAAAATCTCTGGTGAGTTCTCAGAAGAGGCATCTCAGGGACTACAAGATTATGCCTCTAGCCTCCAACGGGCTACTAGGTTTGGCGATGAGGCGATACTAGAGCAGCTTGCACTAGCTAAAGCCTATGGTGCTACTAACGAGCAAGCTAAAGAACTAGTAACTGCTGCAACAGAACTATCGGCTGCTACAGGTAAATCACTAGAAGAATCTACACTTAGGATTGCTAAGACCCTAGGCGGTGTTGCTGGTAGACTAGGTGAAGTTAATTCAAAGATTAAAGACCTAACTGTTGCGCAGCTACAAGCAGGTGGTGCGGCTAAGATCCTTATAGCTCAATATGGCGGCTCTGCAGCAGCGCAAATCAATACATTTAGTGGTGCACTAGAGCAGTCATCTAATGCTTTTGGGGATCTGCTAGAAAGTTTAGGAGCAACTATAATTAAAAACCCATCTGTTGTAAGAGCTATCAAGGCTTTGACAGCAGGGTTTGAGTTCCTAATTGAGCAAGTAGAATTAAATAAAGTTGCTATCGGTGAGGTTGTAACTCAGATCACAGATGGTTTAATTAGTGCATTTGACTTAGCTGTAGCCTCAGTTAAGCAGGCTGTATTCTTCTTTAAAGAGTATCAAACAATTATCACAGGACTACCTAGACTAATCTTTCAAACCACTGCAGCGATACTTGCGCTTAATGGAGCTATCACACTATATAGCGCAGTAAAGGGATTAGGTGCTCTAGCATCTTTAAAAGACTTTGGAGCGGCTATTGTCCTACTTGGAAGTGCAGCTAAAAAGGCTGTTATAGCGGTAGGTCTTTTAGCAGGCAAAGCCTTACTACTGGCCTTAGGGTTAGCAGCAGCAGCGGGATCGGTAGATCTACTGATAAGAAACTTTGGTCTTTTACTGCCTGCAATGTCTCAAGCTTTTAATCTTACCGAGATAACAAGGCTTGAAAATAAATTAAAAGACATTAACGACCTAATCAAAACAGGTGTTAGTTCTGGACGTGGCTCTGGTCCTAGTTCCAATGGTTTTTCAACTGGTATAAATAAAAGTGCTGATGCCGTAAAAAGGCTAACACAAGAGCAGATAAAACTTACTGAAGAACTAAGACTGCTTAGAGGAGAATCCGAAACAACAGGTAAAAAGCTTAGAGAAGAGTTCGATTCTGGCTTCATTGGAGACTTAATAGATAAGTTTAAGGACTTTAAAAAGGAAGTAGCTGAACCTGTAACTGTAGAACTTAAGACTAAGGGCGATAGCCCTAAGCCAAAAGTAGCAGAGGATGTTGAGACAGACTTAAAGAAGTCCTTTATTGCAGGCGGAGTTATACTTGCAAACGGCTTAAAAAAAGGAGCCGAGGGCGCTAAAGATGTAATTATAGGCGGCGTAGGATTAATAGTAGATACTTTGTTCCCTGGCTTTGGAGCGCTAGCATCCTCAATACTAGACCTGCTATCAGATCCAAAAGCTATATCTGGTTTGGTTGCTGCCTTTGCTTCTGAACTTCCAAAGATCCTAGTAGCCATCGGGGATTCAATACCTCTATTAATTGAGGCACTAATTGAGAACCTTGATGAGCTAATTATAGGCATTTTAAAAGCAGCACCTGCCATTATTCAGGCACTAATTAAGGCAATTGTAGTTCTAACTAATCCTGCAATCTGGGCTGATGTAGTTAAGGGATTAGTTCAAGCTTTAGTCCAAGAAATAACAGGCACTACACTAGTATTTTCTAAAGCCAAAACCAAAGACATTGGAGATGGCATTGCACAGGACTTTAAAAAAGGTGTATCAAACTTCTCTATACCTGCCATCCTCTCAGGCGGTGAACAGTTTGGTCAGTCTATAAGCAGAAACCTGGATGGTGTTGGCCAAAGACTTAATCAAGTCCTACTAGAAGTATTTGATATGTTCACTATTACTTTTGCAGAATCTCTAAGAGAGGGACTACTAAGCCTACCGGAGCGTATTGCAGATGGTGCTTTGATGTTTGCTGATGCAATTAGCGGTGTGTTTACAGGTTTCTTCTCAGCACTACAAAACTTCTTAGGTTCTTTTGGAACTATATTTAATCAAATATTAGCTAGCCTTGGTATGGATATAGGAGCGGCATTTGTCTCAGGTACTAGAGCCTTTGCAGATGGCATTAGGTCAGCATTTATAGATATAATAAACCTATTTATAAAGCATCTTGTTGATCCGATACTCTCACTTCCAAACAGAATGATAGAGGCCTTTAATGGCATTATCGAACGAATGAGAAGTGCTGTTACTCCAGGGGGCGGGAGTGTAGGCGGTAAAGTATCAGACAGCTTTAAAAACGTTGTTGGACTTGCGCAAGGAGGCACTGTTCCTAGCGGATTTAATAACGATAGTTTCGCTGCAAACCTAACTTCTGGTGAGCTAGTAGTTCCTCGAAATGATGTACAAGAACTTCGCACATTTCTTAGAGAGCAAAAAAGAGCAGGTGGTGATTTAGATATGTCCGAAACTAACTCACTACTGGCTAAGATAGCAGGTCAAGGAGGGCAAGGAGGAGGCATGATAACTCTTAATGAAGACGGGCTAACTAACTTGCTACTTGATTTTAGCAGAAGAAACGAGAGGATTAGCGCATGACTTGCAATCTAAGATTTTGGGATAACAACGGACTAAGTCAAGATTACTATGACACAGGCAGGATATCTTATTCCTCTCAGTTAACTGCCTTTCCTTTTACTAATGCACTAGATGACTTTAGAGCTAAGGTTTGGATACCTGCTGGTAACTTTGACATCACTGCACAAAACAATCAGCTATACGTAGAATCACTTACTGCCTCTTTAACTATTGGAAGCTACCTGCCAGCTGCACTAGTGACCGAGATACAAAGTAAACTTAATGCAATAGATTCAGGCTGGACAGTTGCCTATGCCTCTAACAAGTTTACACTGTCTAATGCAGGCTCTAAGACCATTGATCTATCAAGCACTGCTAATGCTGTTTGGGATACCATTGGCTTTGCAGGTAGCACTGATAGAACTGGGACTAGCTTTGCTGCAGATGAAAGGCGTAATCATACCAGCGAGTGGTTTCAAATAGATTTTGGAGTTCCTTTTACTGTCACTTGTATGGGCATTATATCTTTACTTGATAAGCAGTTCCCATTTAGCTCTGGCGCCAGCATAACGATCAAAGGCAATAACGTAGATCTTTGGGATACCCCTCCAATTGAAGTTACTTTAAACCCATCTGCTAGAGGTATCATTCAATACCTTGACGATTTTACTGAGTCCCAAAAGACTATGAGATATTGGAGGGTCGAGTATCAAGATAAACAAAACCCACTAGGCAATGAAGGTATAGACATATCAAAGATCTATATTGGGAATCATGGCACTACCGATATAAACATTACATCTGGCTTTAGTAAGAACGTTGTAGATCCTTCTAACCAGCAACAGTCTGAATCAGGTACTCAATACTTTGATGAGAAGGTCAAATACCAAGCTATTAGAGGCATGACATATCAAGTAATAAGTCAAGATGACAGGGTATACTTAGAGCAATTATACCAAGACTATGGGCGTACTATACCGCTATTTGTGTCAATTGACCCAACCGCACAGGTATCTGTTGATGCTAGTGAGTTCACCTACTTTGGTTACTTTGAATCAGACCCTAATTTTCAGAATCTATTTAGAGATAAATGGTCAATGAACTTTAATTTCCGTGAGGCAATATGAGTTTCCTGCAATTTCCAAGAGATCTATATATCGGACTACTGCCAACTAGTTCAAGTGAGCAGCTAGGTAGTTTCCTAATTGAAACCAGTATGGAGCTAGATCAAGTTCTTTGTTGGCTACATGCTAAGGGTACTCCGGGAGGACTAGAAACACTGCAGATTGAAGTCTATGGATCTAGTGAAGCACAGACACCCCTATTTAGTTCGCACGTTCAAACCCTATCTGAGGTACCTTTTGGCTTTAGTTTGACTAATAGCTGGGTAGGGGTAGTTCCTTTTGTCTTTGATAGGCAGTCACTATCTGCAGGAGAAACATACTTTCTTAAAATAAAGACTACTAATTACACAAAGTCTGCCTCCTATGAAATTGGGTATGTAATGGATAACCCAGAACCAGTTTATCAAAGGGCTGTAGAACTTGAAACCTCTGCTAGGTGTATCCTTGTGGGGTTTGAATGAGTATTGCTTTAGAGAAACTTAAAAAAGCTAGTAGCCGTTTCACCTTGGTAAGGCTTGAACCTGCTCGCTATATCAATGATGATTTAGTCAGTCAAGGTGGAGGCATCTATAGCGTTCAGTTCACAGATATATCTGATATCTCCGGGATCGCACGCAATGGGACACAAATGGCAAGGGTTAGTGGCACTCCCACAGCTAACGATGAATATTCCTTTGATGAGAGTAGTAAAACCCTTAGCGTCAAAATAGCTAGCGCACCCAATGTAAATAGTAATGTCATCATAGCTTTCCATTATCTATATCTTACAACACAAAAGGGTAGGTACTACGGCAAAGATCCCTTAGATCCTGTATCTGATTCTAACCCGTCAAGGTTTTGGGAACCTAAATTGCAATCCTCACCCTCTGCTTCTGAGACATTTAAAAACGTTTTGGCAGGGGTTA